AGTAAATCCATGTGAGCTATTTAACGTAAAGATACATGTAGAAGTCATCCGTCTTTCTATTCAGAACCTCCCACCACTTTTCGCGAAGTTCTTTCTCCCGTCTATATCCATACTTTTCAAATAGCTTTGTAAATGCCTCTATTCTGGCACCATCCCTGAGTCGTATGAGTGCCTTATCAGTCACTTTGGAAATACTTCTTACAATTCCTTCATGATCAGTGGTATAATAAAGAGATGCTATTCCGTAAACAAAATCAAAACGACCAAGATCCACCTCCTCCAGTACATCTTCCATCTTACCAGATATGTAAGTTATAGGAAGTTTTCTATTATGCTTCTTTTCAAAATACTGCTTGACGAAAACTTGCTGCTCCTCAAAATCCCAGTTCTCTCGCCAACCAGTGTAGTCTATGCCTATTACTTCTTTTGCTCCCATAAGAGCAGACCGGACACAAAATAACCCTGCATTACATCCCAAGTCTAGCACTCGCATGCCTTCTAAACTTTTAGGTAGAAACTTAATCATATTACTCCAAGCTGGATCACCACACCACTCACAGCCTTTTGAAATAAGATCATCTTCAAACTTTATGGACTGATACCACGAACGACTTGATACAAACTCTCTTGATTCCATTTTACTCCTTATACCGTATCACACCTAATTTGAGGATTAACCTCACCAAGTATCTCTTCTATCCACAGCATTGGATCATAGTTATTCTTTGCATGTTCTCTTGACTTATTTCCGAAAGCTCTTCTAAATGGTTCATTTGCATTTAGATTTTTTATTGCAGAAAGATGTTCTTCAAAAGAATTGCAAAGGTAACCGCCACCGTTAACTAACCTGTCTACTGCTCCACTATGATTTTCTGCTATTATCGGAAGTCCTGCCGCTTGTGCTTCCATTATTACTTTCGGTCCTCCTTCTGTATATCCTTCTGGTAATTTATACCAAAAGGCATTACCAAGAGTCAGGAATTCTTTTACTGGTGGTTTGTTTCTTAGATGAACATGAATTCTATCATTATTCTTAAGCGATTCTTCCAAGAAAGAAGGAGCAGGCATCAAAAATATTTCACATCCGGGAACTTCGTACAGTATCAGATTAAGCATATCATTGAAGTCCTTTGGATACTTCGCATCTCCTTGACTGCTATGCCTCAACAACTTTAGATTCCCCTCATATGATGGATTTATAGAGAAGTAGTCTGAAAGATCTGTAGGCGGAGCCATTACTCTAGTCAATGGTATAGTGCCCACCTTTCTCTTATGTCTGTTTATTAACTCTCTTTCCAAATCGCTATTCAAAAATAAATACTTGTCCCAGTTCAGTGTCCACTTTACTTCACCTACCCCGCCCATCTTATAATTTACAGCTATTACCTTCCGCTTCGCCTGCGTATTAGAGAATACTTCTTCCAGATTCTTAAACTCCCATATCCAGTCGTTAGCGTACAGAAATAAATAATCGCAAGGCTGTTTTAATTCAGATAGGTTGTTTGTGAACTGTACTCCCTGTACAGGAGCATTTCTAAAAGTACCAGAAGGAAATTCGTTTGGAGATATATACTGAACTTGATACCCGCGCCTAATTAACTCCTCCATCATCCATCTAGTAGATCTTTCAGCGCCTCCTTCTCCTCTGCCATTGAAGACAAATCTTACCAACTTCTCTGAATCAAGTATTTCTAGTTTCGGAAGTTGTCCTTTCTTCCAAAAATGGCAACGATGCCCTCCTTTGGAAGCAAGGTAAAACTCATCTTCTAAATACTCTGCTTGCCATTTTCGCTCCCACTCTCTTCCAGCATCATGAATAATAACAAGTTCTGACATCTCAGAAGCTACTTTTGTGGATACTTCTCTATTGATACCGCCTGCGGGACCGTCAACGAATACTAGATCACACTTTACATTTTCATAGTCCCAATTAATACCATCCCACTGTCGTATTTCGCAATTTGGATTCAATGCTTTTATCTTGTCTATCCACCCTTGGCTAGTTTCAAATGTAATAATATCAAGACCTAGATCATTCATTAGTAGAGTAGATAGTCCTGCTCCAAATTCTAAGATGGTTTTTACATTGTACTGCTCAATTACTGCCTTCATGAATTCCCAGTCTCGTTCTGTAAGAGCCCCTCCTCCAAATTCCTCTCCCCAAAGATTTTCCCTCGTTAATTCTCCAGAATTATCTGTTGGGGCAGGAGGACTTCCTTTTTCATCTACAACAGCTTGTAATGCATTCCTTATTTCTTCTCTTTTCACAGAATCAGGTTCAACTGGAGCTGGTTTGACCTCCCTCACTGTACTTTTCACTCTATTGACAAGTTTTGATCTACCTACCGGCTTGTCAAATTTTAATCTACCACCTACATAGTAGTTGGATACTGCTTTAATTACATCGAAAGAAGATATAAGGTCAGCGCATAAAGGAATCTTTTGTCCTTGCTCTACTGTCTCACTTACATATGGACATCTCTCTATCTTACAGAACCAGCAAGCTTTTGGACTGTCTCCATTATCTACAGTACAAGGCAAGCATCCATCTGTTGCCAGGTACTGCTGACCGGAATATCTTGTAAAGTGTACTGGTTCTCTGGCTCCAGCAATTACAACGGCAGGTTTGTTGAACGCCGCAGCCAGATGCATCTGAAATGACACCAGACCCATACTACCTTCGCAGTAATTGAATAAATTAAACAAATCTCTTATTCCCGTATGTCTATCTTGAGTTTTTCCAATGAAGTTTACTACATTATCTCCACTAAGAACTGGGTGCTTATGCCCCGTACTTCCAAGCTGAACAAACTTAACTTGAGGGAAATGCTCAACTACTTTCTGCCATCTCTCAAACGCATAAGTCTTGCAAGTCCAATCACCCTTCTCTCCTGCGGTTATTAACCAATAAGGAGGTTCGACAAGCGGAGGTGCCGAGTATTCTTCTTCTGTCATGTAAACATCAGGGCGTATCGGTCCTTGCGGGATACGAACCCCCAATAGTGTCTCCATGGAAATTCTATATGCATTCGCAAAATGATTGTCTGAACGATTAGAAGCATTCGTCGCTTTACCAGGTCCGATAAAAGCAAGTACTGGTATATCCTTCTCACTAGCAATCTGAATTGCTCTTCGGTTCAGCTCCTGCCTCTGTATATCTGATAAACTTTTAGCGTCGGCGTGAAGAGTGTGTGGATTAAGTACTTCTATCCACTTATCCCTATTTATATATGGATTATGATCCCAAATATGCATAGCGGTGGATTGTACTTGGACTTCTACTTCTGGGAAGGCACGTTTAAAATCCCTCACAGCACAAGTAAACATCAGAATGTCACCAAGTGCTTGACGATTATGAAACACTATCTGCCTTGGAAGTTTTACTTCCTCAACTAATGATTCTACCTCTATTATATCGGTAGTATCTACACCAAAATCTTCTTCCAGTGCTTCTGTTAAGAGTTGTATAGTAACTTCTTCTGACGGATAAATACGGTGAGTGTGACCATCTTTGAAACGGAATATAAGGAGAGTTTCTTCGATGGGGTTATTTCTCATAACTTCCAGAAACTCTTTATTCTTTTCCAAAGTTGCTGCCTCTTGCAGAAGTTTTTTTCGGATTTCCGACTTCTGCGGAAACTTAATCTTCTTAGACATTACAACCTCTCTTATTTTTTTATTTTATTATACGTCGACCAAGAAACCAAACAGGTCTACATAGTTAGTAACTCCTCCATTGCCAACGGTTACGTCGATCTGAAATATTACTCCTGCCGCATACGTCTTTAACTTTAATGCTGGATCCTGTGGCACAGGCATAAGAAGAACCTGATCGCCGTCAGCGTCCAGATTGTCCAACTGAGTAGTACCAAGGAAATCGACCAAAGCACCTACTCTTCCAAGTGTGATATCTGTATCAACAGCATCGGCACCACATCTTACAATAACAAATACCGGAATAAATAACTTTCCAACTGGTACAGTATAAAGAGTAGTCTGTCCAGTAGCATTAAAAGCTACGGTAGTGGTGCTTATTAAAGTTAAAGCGTTCTCCAACAAATGCATGTCCTCACCTCCTTTTAAAATCTTACGAGTATTTCTCCGTTATGAGTTACTACATCTCCATTATGCACAATTGTATTATTATGGAGAGCGTTTACAAATGCTTCAACTAAATCGAAATTGCTTTGTACTACACTTATCCAACCTGAAGTGCCTGTTGGCACCGTTTCAAGTACTAGTTCTTCTGCCATATCTATCTCCTAATATAAAAATTCTATGTTAGTAATTTGAAACGTCAGTCCGTTATTTGTAAACCTGAAATCAGTAATATCATTCCCTGCAAATGTTATATCACATTCCGTCAAACTCGTATAGTTATCGTCGCAAGTGGGACCGTTTATAGTAGTAGCAATAGCAATTAGATTTGCTTGAGTCATCGTACCACCAAGGTTATGAGTGACTCTTACTTTTGTTGGTCGTAAACCACTTTCCCATCCGCCCAAAGGCTCCAGATAAACTCCGAACCAGCCGCCCCCGATAGAAGAAGCCAACCATTTACTACCATCCCATGTTCCATAAGTATCAATCGACCAATCAGTATTATCGAATATTGAAGTCCATGTTGGTGGTAATTGTGAACTTGAACTGCTACTACTACTCGATCTACTACTGGATGAACTTGATAGACTTGAACTTGATAGACTACTTGATGATGAAGAACTAGATAGACTACTACTTGAGTAACTACTACTACTACTTGAGTAACTACTACTACTCGAGCTTGACAAACTTGAGGAACTACTACTACTGGATAGACTACTAGACGACGACGAACTGGATAGGCTACTAGAACTTGACAGACTTGACGATGAACTAGAACTCGATCTACTAGAGCTTGAAGAAGAACTAGACCTGCTTGAACTGCTACTACTACTACTGGATCGACTGCTAGATGATGAACTAAAGCTCGAACTTGATACGCTGGCACCTACGCCGTGCATAAGTGTCATTGTAATCGTTCTTACCAACGAAGTATAATTGACCCCTACTTCCTCAATGTAGTTATAAACGTTGATAATTAAGTCTGCATGACCGCCATCTACTACATTCATAACATCAGTATAAGTCCAAGTTTCTGCTGCTATTGCAAGAGTAGACCGTACTACTGTCGCTCCATGAAGAACATCGACTCTAAACAAACCTTCATAGGATCCGGGACTGTCAGTCTCCTCAGGTAGTTGAGCACCAGCACCCTGACCTCTTATCCTTGCATCCCAAGTCAATACAATATCATCACCACGGGAATACACAGGGTACAGTTCTGCAAGCTCACTATTTGCTTTTAGATTTGCTACTGGATACGGAGCTTTACCTCTACCATATACAGAAGTAATATTATCCGACGGAGCGGTAGTAATGCTTCCAAGTGCAGTCGTAGTTATAGGAACAGGCTTAAAATAAGGATTTGTTCCGACAAGTATATTCGGGTCTCCAAACGAAAAAGCAGCAGTACCAATAAACCATAGTTCAGTATCAACCGGATGTGCTGTTATCTCTGAATCAAGCTTTCCGCCCCACACCCCATCGCAATGATATATTCCATCTACAATAGCATCTGGAGTAATTGTTTGAAAGCATATTATCTCATCACCAAGTAATGCTAAATTATATCCTCCGTATAGCAAACTACGTGATATAGTCTCGACATTATTCCAATCACTATCATAACTTGCTCGGAAAGTAAAACCAATTTTATCATCTATTCGCGTTCTGTTAGCAGTATAAGGAGCAATGAGTTTTCCATGAGGGTGGAAGTTATTGACTACTGCTTTGTTCGTATAAGAAGCCCCTCCATCAAGCGACATGTAGAGCACATACCGTACTTCTCTTCCCGAAACCCTTGCCGCCAAAGGCGTAATTTGCATCTCATTTCCAACCTGAACATAAGGAGATTCTACTACTTTGAAATAATCCAATGGATCGACACTCAAAAGACTTGCATCAACCCCGACACCCGTCCACCCTGTAACATTGAATATCGAAATCGCAGTAGTTATATAATTCGGGTCTCGAACACAAGTCAAAGTAAGTTCTTCTGAATTTAAAGCAGTTTCTTCTACTGACATGATTCTCATTATCATATCCGTTATATTATATTTGGCGGATGTCCACTTAAAACACTGACCAGGCTTTAGATTGAAAGCATAACGATTAACCGATAACGAAATTTCAAACGCAGGAAAAGCCAAGGATTTAATCATCCTATCGGCTGCCCATATAGCATTTTCCGCATGGGTGAAGTACATCAACTTCATGCTTTTGGTATTGATATTCTGAACTAAATCTTTGTTCGCAATATCATCAACCTTTACTACATCTTCTTTTATGTCATAATATTCGTCAGCCATTATTTACCTTATTCATATTCATCGCAGTAAGAAGTAATTTCGACTGTTTGTAACCACGGATTATGGGTACCAGCTAATTTGCAGTATGTCAGCAAATATTTTCCCGTAGAACCGTTAATTAATAAGGGAGTATAACCCCACATGTATTGACTCCAAATATCTCCTCCAATAGTTTGCGCGTCATCTTCTGCCGAACCAGACATGGTACCATCATATTCCACATAAAATGTAGTGATTCGGGCACTCGCCAAGGTGGCTCCATATTGGTAGTAAAGAACTAATCCTTTTCCTGTCGAACCAAGTCCTCCTATCTTCGATAGATACGTTTCTCCTACCTGTACGGGTTTTACTTCCCACGAATCTGTAATTACCGCATCAAATATTCCTGCTGTCAATCCAACAGTTATTACTTTTAAATATGCACCATGAGCACGATTATACGCAAAAGCAATTCCAGGCCAAGAATAAGTACCATCTGCTGATATATAAGGTTCTGGCACAACATCAACCCGATAAAGGTCGCTCGTGCCAGCTCCCAACCCCATATCCCATATATCTAATAAAGTTATACTTCCTCCAGTATCAATATTATAACTTTTTATGTAACCATTTCTATCCAAAACAACAGGGGTATCGGTTCTATTGGTATATGACACTAATACATTTCTATTACCTGGGCTGTTTCCAACTCTATAAATTTGCGGATAGATCGCACCTGGATTGGCGAGTGCGGATATATATGAAGGCAAAGTAGTAATCACTCCATTTATTTGTATCTCTACCGTATAAATTCCGCCATCTGTAGCAATTGCAAATATATTACTACCCATATTAACAACTCCATTTGCAGTAGTACCGCCATAGAGTAGTCCAGTATTTACGAAATCAACTTCCGCAATCTCTCCTGTAGCGTTATTTATAGAAAGGGTTACTACTACCGATGCATATAAAGATGTCACCCCACCAATTACTATATAAGTGACTACGGGATTTGTCGATACAACGCACATTCCCAACGAAAGGCTGCCAATATTCGTTGGGGTAGAATAAGTGTGAGTATCTAGTACACTTCCAAGCGTCCCGTCAGGATTAACTTGAAAGGTTTTAAACAAACCACCGAAATTGATGAGATATATATTTGTCGATACATGAATAATACTTCTTAGCGTTAAATATGAATCGTGAATCTCTCCCCTATCAATATATTCCTGACCGATACTACCACAATTTATATCCACACGATGATTTACTTTGCTATAACTTATTTTTACATCATTGTATGTATCTTCCCACGAACCAATCGTCAACGAAGGTATTGCCAATGATTCTGTGTCTGTTATAGTATCCATCGAACTTTCGCTCACATCATTTCGAAGTACTCCTAAATTTAATTCACCATCAATTTCCACAAGGGAAGCACCAACATGACTTATTATCGCTTCGATATATGTTTCTGCTGTCACTTGTCGATTTATAAACATACTGATACCGACACCAGGAAAGTCCGTGTTCTTAAAATAACTTGCCGCAGTAGCAAACGATGCCGCATTTAAAAATGAAGTAGATAAACCTGTATGTTTTTCTGTTAAGTACCATATAGCATGAGCAGGATTGTAGTCAAGAGTATTTACTATTTCTAATGGCGTCGCTCCTATTGAAGCTATCACAGGGTGCTTACTAACTATAACTTTTACAGTCGGCATTCTCGCATAAGACCCTACCATAACATCGTCGAACATTGCATAGACAAGACCTCTATAAGCAGAAGTCAAAGTTGGGTCATCCAATGCTGCTGAAGCTTTTGCGTTCGCCGTTTGGTTATTTCTACCAAAGTAAAATGTCATAGCACCAAGTGATTCTCCAGATGGATCACCTAATTGGATTGTCTCCTCTCCATCAACATCGTCATCAGTTAAAGTACCATAATATACTACTTTGTCATCAAATAAAACCGTACGCAATGTGGAGGCAGGTTCAAATCCATAAGCGAACGCATGTAACCACGAAAGGTAATGTTTGTATCCAACAACGACTGTCTGCCCTTCTCCGCCACCTCCTGCTTTCCCAGCAGGAGTAGATTGTTGTTCTGTTATCTCTTCTACCCTATGACCCCACGATTGAATAATATTTCCTGTGATTTTTGTTGTGCCTATAAAGTCAGGCAATGGATCTCCGTAATTACAAGTAGGAATATCCATTTTATTTATCTGACCTTGACCTGGAGTATCGGGGGCATCAGCGGTAGTAGCATCCATTGCCATGCCTACCCCCATACCAAGGGCAAACCCAACTACTGCTCCAGCAGGGTTTCCACCTGTCAGAATAAACCCTGCTATGCCTCCTACTACACCAAGAAGTACTCCTTTGCCACTCATATCTTTTTAACCCTGAAACCTACAGTTAATCTATCCTTTATATTATTGATACTGTTCTTTCTTACTTCATCTCCACCTATTGCCTGCCATATATAACCATCAAAGTAAACTGCAGTATGAGATGAAGCTCGTCCATACTTATAGATGAGAATATCACCATTCATTAAAGTAGTAGTTTTTGGATCAAACTTCTCAGCATTCGGAAATTGACTTATTCCGTCTATAAGTAATTCACTTGTCCTATGCAAATGCCAGTCAGACGCGTAATCAGGAACTGTAAACTTTGGAATTACTCCTGCTTCTACCATTATATATCCTGTCAAGTGAATACAATCTACTCCTTTACCTTTTACTCCTGTTTTATGCCTGTAAGGAGTGCCTTCCCATGACTTCAATATTTTAAGAAGTTCTTTCTGTTTTTTCTCGTCATCAAAATAATTCATTATGCTACCGCTGTCGTTACTGGATTGTCAAATGGAATATCTTTAAAGCCTAAAAAGTTATTCATGTTTGAAAATTTATCTCTACATGTGATCGGAAGTCCATCACATCCCGCATAAACGGTAATCGTGTCAGATACAGCAAGACCTGGTATCTTATATCGTAAGTAGAAGGACTTATCACTATGTATAGCAATCACTCTCCTGTAATTACCAAACTCAGCATACCCCCATTGACACCAATTTTCCGTATCAATCCCATCTCCTACCATCAACGCAAATATGTCGTTTGACTCGAAATATAATCCATCAGTTGTAAGAGCAGATACTACCCCTTGATAGTCAAAGTTCGTTTTAACCAGTCCGCATTCTGTGGAGTATAGAAGATGATTACAAGTTGGTTGATATCTGTACTTTGGAATTACTTTCTTATACAGTCCTTTGATACCAGAGCAAGATGTCTTTATATACTTCCCTTCGAATGTTATACTTTTTATTCTACCGACAAAAGTCGTATTGACTTCTACAGGACTCATACCCCTATGGATCTTCATTATCTTAATCCATATAGTATCCACTATCGTCTGATCTATATAGTCATCGAAAGGATCCGGAACGTCTGCAAAATTCAATGAAACTTTTGTTTCTTCAACCGTGACCGTATGTTTAAAACTACCTCTTTCAACCGTTGTCGGGATATATGTATTTCCATCATATACTACAGGTGCATCTCCAGAAGTAAAGTATTTATTCATCACTCCCGTTTGCCACAAATGGTATAACTCAGCAGGTCGTCTTTCTGCTGTCTGTTCAGCATCTATGAAGTCTTGCGATACAGTCATCCATTACTCCTATATGAACCATTCGATATTATCTATGTGAGCATCCTGCATACCAATTCTAAATAAAATAAATTTTATATCTAAATTCTTAGTTGCGAAGTCAATAGTCAATTCATCTAGATTTGAAATCGTATCATCGTTGACAATGAAAAAATTACTTGTATCATATAACCAAATTCCAATCGGTCCTGCATAATTAGAAAAAGTAATTCTCATTTTTGAAGGACGATATCCAACTTCCCATCCACCTACCGGAGAAATTGTTAGATAGTAAGGACTTCCTACATCACCTTCCCAATGATCCGTTTGCCAAGAACCTCGCGGAACAGCGGGATAGATTTGAAAGTCAGTATTGTCCCATATAGAATTCCATTGCGGACCCACTGAATAACTTGAACTACTACTAGATTGACTCGAACTACTGCTACTGCTTGATAAGGATGAGCTGCTACTGCTCGATAAACTGGACGAACTGCTACTACTGGATTTGCTACTGGATGAGCTACTACTGCTGAAACTGCTCCATGACGAAGAACTACTGCTCGATAAACTGGATGAACTACTGCTTGAACTTAAACTGGAACTACTTGAACTTAAACTAGATGATGAGCTGGATGAACTTCGACTCGATGAAGACGAAGAACTATAAGAAGACACGCCAGGAATAGTTACAAAGGTGACCTGTACTTCCGCCACATTCTCAGCTTCATATTTTATCTCAATAGAATCAGTAGCAAATCTGGATAGTGGAAGAAACGAGCACAGTAAGGCGTAAAGACCTTCTGCTGTAACATCTATGCCTACTGCTTTTCCTAATTCCAAAGTAGTAGTAGTTGGTTCATCTACAATCTCTCTTGCTACCTTCGTTCCGTCCGGTGCCCATAAGAACAGGTTAGAACCTGCAGGACCGACGTCGTAACCAATATCCCAGTAGTTAGACCAATCTATTGCTTCAACGTCGAGTACTGTATCTGCAGAACCTATTGCAGAAGTGACTACTACGTCTTTCATCCACGTGGGACAGTAGAACCTACCCCATCTACCTCTCACATAGTCAAAGAATTTTATGAACTCGTATAAGTCAGCTCTGTTATAAAAAGTAAATAATGCTTTCGTTCCTATAACACTTTCTTCCCGTGAGGTATCGACAGCTTCCTTTCCAAGGAATTTCCATATATCGTAGGGACGTCCTATTGTCTGATCTACGGTAGTACGCCAATTAGGTTCGAGAGTAAAAACTGGTCTACTTAGATGAGTAATAAAAGGGTCTGCTCCAATAAAGACTTTAGTCACATCAGCATCAAATGCTTCGTCAGCGTCCACACTTAGATTAGCTATGGTACTGGTAACTCCGCCAAGTTGCTGCTGCCAATCAAATCTTGATTGAAGTACTGGGTACACATTTCCAGTTGCCCATGTCGATACTAAATTAGTGTTTAGAGTAATTGAAGTATCTGTAAAGGAGAGTATTTCTGCGTACTCATACGTGTCATAAGCTGTCATTACTACGCAAGGAGCACCTGCTTCAAAATTTCTATTTGTAGTGTCAGCGACCTGAAGTACGGCTTGACCTGAGTTTGCTTGAGCAGTTAAAGTAGTTCTATCCATCCAAAAAGGAATACCTAAAACGTTATGGAGATTCTTCCAAAGTATTCTTCTTAAAAAGTTAGACTCCGCTGCAGTTAAGGAGTCTATTGTAAACTGCAGTCTCCTACGAGGCCATGTAAATAAAGCACTACGTATTTCTAAACCTACTACAGAAGTTTGGATGCCTGTCTTCCACGTCCTTTCTATAGTAGGCTTGGACTCCCAATTTGGAGGTAATGTTATTATGTCGTCTATTATCATTATGACGTCTGTAGTCTACGAATCCTATCTTGGTTCGAAGAAATTATATTTACTATTGAGTTCGTTCCTTGTGGAGACCACAAGTACTTATCAAACTCTTTAGGATCAAGAATGTTTATTATATTAATAGGTTGTCCTGCCACTTGTCCTCCAGGTCCTTGTGCGGTATCTGGTATGCTCGGCACTACTCCTCCAGATTGTAACCGTAGACCTGACGGAACTTTTAAACCTGTCAAGTTATATCTTTGTAATAATTCTGGAGGTACTAATCCTCTTCTAATAGCCTCCATACCATCGAGTCCATATTTCCTAACAGCACTTACTGGTTGCATGAACTCTCCTGCCGTTGCACTAACTGGAATGTTATCAGATATAGTAGTCGGAGAACTTCCTTTTACTACACCACCAGTCGCAAGTGGTTGTGCCCGCATTGCCGCTATCTTTGCAAAGCCTGCAAATACTGC